TCGGCTGGACCGACTGGCGTTGGATTTTCGGACAGAACCCTAGCTAAAACTGAATAGGCAGGACTGGGGGTGGAAGTGTCCCATGCAAGCAAACGCACTGGCCTTTCACCCCTGGTTCCTTAATTTGAGGAGGAACTGGCGATGCCTACCAATTTTCCCAGTGGCGTGAAATCCCGTGGGGTCCCGGTTGAGGGACTAGGCGGAATCGGAAGTCCTCTGCTTACCACCGGTGATGTCTACCATGTGGACAGTGGCGCAGATGCGGCAAGCAATAACAACGCCGCAACGAACCCGAAGCAACCAGCTGCTACGCTGGACGGCGCAATCGGAAAATGTACCGCCAACAATGGTGACGTGATTCTGGTTGCTCCAGGCCATGCAGAAACCATCTCAGCCGCCGCCGCGATCACCTTTGACGTGGCCGGCGTGACCGTCATCGGCATGGGCGTTGGGAACTCCCGCCCGACCATCACTCTGGACACAGCCACAACGACTGACATCGATGTGACTGCCGCTGACGTGCAGATTCACAACATGATTTTCAGCATGAACTACGCTGATATCGTAGAGGTGTTTGACCTCAGTGCGGCTGGGTTCGTGGTGAACAAATGTCGCTTCGTTGATACAGCGGTTAACATGAACTTCGTTGACCTGATTAAAGGCACGACCACCAACAATGAGTGTGACCGTCTTGAGTTCACCGACAACGTGGTTATCAGTCCTGATACCGGGAACAATGGAGTCATAGACATAGGCGGCGACATCGCTGGGCTGGTATTCACCAATAACAGCATCCGCATGGGGACCGCCAACTCTGAAGCCATCATCTCGGTGGCGACCGGGAAAGATGTCACAGATTGTGAGATTAGTTACAACCACATCTACCGGCTGAACACCGCAGGCGACCTTCTGATTGACAGTGACACGTCGGACAATACCGGGATAATTGCTCATAACCGCATCGGTCACGCTGATACCGCTGGCGAGGTTCTGATAGACGCTGATGGTGTCCGTCAGTTCGACAACCTGGGAAGCGCAACCGATACGGCTTCCGGATACATTCTGCCCGCCATCGATAGTTAGGAGGGTTAGATGTACGGCTATCAATCAGTCTCGATCAGCTCCGGTGCTACTGATGGTGGCGCCGGGGCGTCCACGAATAACAACACATCAACCCATGTTGTCGTTGGGCAGATTTGCTCGATAGGAGTGACCTATAACGGGTCGCCCCCATCAAGCACGGATTTAGTCATAGCCACGGCCGGGAACAACGGACCGGCCCTGACTATCCTGACGCTGACCAATGCTAACTCAAATGGCTGGTTTCATCCTCGCCATAAGATTGATGATGAGTCTGCGGCTGACGTGACATATGACGGTACTAATGAGGTATATGACAAAGTTTGCGTGGCAGACAACATCAAAATAACGGTTAGCCAGGCTAACGATGACGACTCAGTTGACGTGGTCGTCGTCTACTACGCAGGCGCCTGATGGCGATCGAGCGGCACATAATCAAGGTCAGCACCACTGGGTCCGACGCTTCGGCGACTGGCTCTCTGGTGACGGCCCTGCCTTACTCTGAACTACTGGCGGTCTACATGAACTTCCATGCTGATGCGCCAGCTTCGACTGACACCACTCTCTCTTCTCCCGGAGACCCGGTGTCAGTCACTCTCCTGACGGTCACCAACTCCGCGACGGATGCCTGGTTCTACCCGACGCACCAGCTAGATGATGCCAGCGCATCGGCTATCACCGGGGCTTATATCCCCGCGATCATCCACGGCAATCTCCTGACAGAACTTGCCGGCTCAGATGCTCTGACGGACGCATTGACCATGACCATATTCGTGAGGACCTGATGGCTTTCAGTTATACGGCAGGAAGCACGGCTGACCGCGATCGTGTCCGACTGGAGATTGGAGACACGGACTCGGACCGGGTCTTGTTCCAGGATGCAGAGCTGGATGACTTTCTCAGTCAGGAAGGCAACAGCATCCTGGGTTCAGCTGCCAGGGCCTGTGAGACTCTGGCGGTCCGCTTTGCAAGAGATTTCACCTTCTCTGCTGACGGCGCCAGCTTCCAGAAAGGCAGCGTGACGCAGATGTTCATGGCGCAGGCTAAACGGCTCCGCCGGCAAGCCAGAGCCACGACCACGGTCATGCCGCGCCGGGTGGATGGATACTCTGTCTACACGGATTCAGATGAGGTCACTGGACTCAATATCCTGGACTCCGGGACCGGCCAATTTGGTCGTTATTCTGATGGTTGATAAGCTCTTGCAAGGCAATGACCTGGCATATATGCGGAGTGAGGCCGAGAAGGCCATGCCGGACCTTGTGGACATCCAGCGGAAGACGCTGACCTCTGATAAGCAAGGCGGTTTCACGGAAGCCTGGGCGAATTCCTACCAGCAAGTGGCTGCACGGATCGCGGGGAAAGGCGGCGGTGAGTCGAATGAGGCAGGCCGCCAGGACCTCCAGCAGGACTTCATGCTGACGCTGGCACATGACCAGTCGATCACCCAGACTGACCGGGTCGTGCATACCAGCGGGACCTATGAGGTCCAGTCTGTGGATGCAGGGAAGTCATGGTCAGCAACAATAAGATGCCAGATGCGCCGGCTCTAAGAGAAGCAAGATGCCAACACGAAAGCTGCAACATGCTTCTAGCCAAGGTCCGCTTGGCGGCCGAGAGCGTGGTGGAAATCAAGTGCAGAAGATGCAATACGGTCAATGCTTTCACTATAGAGCAGGAAGAGGATGACGTTGCGATAGACCTGGTCCCTGACGGACAAGGTGGTTATATACCACCAGAAGATTAGCCCTAGAGGCCCAAGAGGCCCAGCAAGCGGCTTGAACGCTGGCTCTGAATGACAAGGCATAGTCCTTGATTGCTGGCGTTTAGCTGACGATCGAGGTTTTTTTATGGCTGACGAATTCTTGAAGATGGACATGGAGATAAAGATGGAGCTGGACGCTGACTGGGCCAAGTTCGGCGGCAAGCTCCAGAATGTGATCGAGATTGCTGCACGGCATATAGAAGTGGATGCCAAGGACCGGCTCCGCAATTGGCCGGCGGTTGACACTGGAGCCACGCTCAACAGCACTCAGTCCCGGAGACAAGACACGCAAGGACTGGTCTGGAGAGTCGGACCAGCCACAGAGTATGCGCCGTTCATCGAGTTCGGAACGTGGAAGATGAGAGCCAGGCCATTTATGATTCCAGCTGCTGAGAAAGAGAGGCCCAGGGTCGAGCAGGCAATCACAGAACTCTTCAAGGACCTGTAGAGATGGCTAATCTGAGAGTCAACCTGGATACGGCGGTCTATTCCGTCTTGAACGTAGAAGCGGTGACCAATGAGGCCACCGGCGGCGTGTTCAACGGGATCGCGCCACATAGCACGGCGCCGCCATATGTGGTCTTCCAGGCCATGTCCAAGGTGGATGAATACTGGAACTTCGCCAGCGGTCGTGGAGGATCCGCGATCTACATGGTCAAGGCCATCGACCGTTCGCCCTGGCCGAAGAGTGCCGGAGACATAGACACTCAGATCGACTCGGTAATGCAGGACGCAAGTCTCAGCATCACGAGTCATTCACTTCTGTGGTGCAGGAGAGAGGAGGACGTTTATCTTGTCGAAGACCAGGAAGGAGTCATCTACCAGCACGTTGGAGGACTCTACAGAATCACGGCCGACCAGAGCTAGATGCATCCATCACTGGGAGATAGAGCCTTCAAACGGACCTTTCAGTCCGGGGATTTGTCGCCTATGTGGAGAGAAGAAAGACTTTAGGAACTCATCGGAGATGGTCACTCATCACATAACGCTGGAGAAAGAGCATGGTTACATCCCGAAAAAGAACGAAAAAAACAGTAGAAGTTGGAACCGCTGGCTCAACGACTGAGGTCTGGTATCTTGCGCTCCGCAAACTCCATATGGTCCAGGGGCCAGGAACCAAGCCGTCCAGCATCCGATTCTATCCCGGCCAGCGGTTTACTCTGGACGGAGATGAGCCGGTGGATATTGAATCTCTGCTCCGCACGAGAGCAGTCAAAATCTATGAGGACTCAGACGAGGAATGGGCGCAGGCACGGTTAGCAGAGAGGCCAGAGCCGCCCAAGAGGAGAAGGAACCGTGGCTAGAATATCAGCAAAATCCGCCGGCCTACTGGTCGATGAGTTCGATTTCAGTGGGGTCAGCAACAGCATGGACCTCAGTTTCACCGAGGCGCCAGTGGACGTGACGGCCTTCGCGGATACTGACATGACATTTATCCAGGGTAAGCCAGGGTTTACCTTTGACGTGAACGGCCTCTGGTCCACAGCCAGCCCCAATTATGACGGTGAGATGTTCACTGACCTGACGGCTACGGCCCGGAGAGTGGGCATCTATCCCGGAGGTCTGACCGAAGGCAACGTCGGTTATGAAGGCCCGACCTTAGTCAGTGCTTCTCCAAGAGTGTCCACAGTAGGTGATGTCATCGCCTGTAACGTGACCTGGCAGGGAGCCTCGGCGCCGTTCCGCTCCAGAATCATCGAGGATGCCACCATCACCTGCAACGGCAGCACGGTGGTCGCCAATGGGACCGGCTACAACCTGGGGACGATCGCGGCGACCAACACGATTTTCGGTGTCTGGCGGATGGTGGAGATGGGAGGATCTGGCAGCAATACGATTGCCCTGGAAATCCAGAGTGAGACTAATGACACCTGGGGTTCGCCTACGACCCGAATCAACTTTGGGACCATCACACACAGCACTGGAGTTTCGTTTCTTACTGCGTCTGCTACTGGCCCAGCGGCATCAGAGTCCTGGTGGCGAGTACAGATTCAGTCTACCGGCACCGGGAGCAGGACTTTCAAGAATTATGTCAGCTTCGGCTACTTCGTAACCCCATCATAGGAGGATTGCATGGCTAGAACTCACGGCAAGGACTCAAATTTTTCATTCAACGGCGTGGAAATTTCTGATGAACTCAATTCCATCACGATGAACGCCACGGTGGGTGAATCTGACGTGACGGCCTTCAATGACGCTTATCAGAATTTCTTGGCCGGCAAGAAGAGTGTCACCTTTGACGTTGCTGGTGCGGTTGATATGGACTTTGCTTCAGACGGTGATGCGACCATATTCGACCATATCTCTCTGACCAGTGGACCAAAGACTCTGGTCTATGACCCGGACGGCGCCGGTCCTGACACCAACTCTCCTGAGTACACCTGCACGTCAAGCGGTCTGACTGGCGCGATCTGTAGCAGCTACACCATCAACCTCCCGGTCGGCGGAGTAGCGACCTATTCGGCAACATTCCAATGCTCTGGCTCGACTACCAGGGCAGTATCATAGATTAGAATATTAAAGGAGGGTTAGTATCATGGCTCGAACGCATGGCAAGGACGCCGATTTTTCGTTTGACTCCGTAGCTCTGGAGGATGAGCTGAGCTCAGTGACGCTCAACTTCACGGTCCCGGAAGCTGATGTCACCGCCTTCAGCGACACTTATCAAAACTTTCTGGCAGGCAAGCCGACCGCCACGATCGACATCTCTGGTTTTGCTGATTTAGCCAGCAGCCAGGGTGATGCGACCATATTTGGCGAGCTTGGATTAGAAGGCGAGGAGTGGGATTTTGAACCTGACGGCAGCACCGGGTATAACGGTTTCGCCATCGTCACCAGCTACTCGATCAGCAGCACGGTCGGCGGTCCGATAACCTACTCGGCCAGCTTCCGCCACAACGGTGGTTCAGCTGCTCTGGATGCCGCTGCTCCGACCCGCGGTTAGATTCTATGAGGACCGGGGTGTTCTAGAAATGCCCCG